GACATTCACAGAAAAGATAGTCGCATTCACGAATCTCGATATTCACGACGCGAGCGGTTTGCACGCAAGCCTCGCAAACGTCCAGCGTTCGGTGGTTTTCTGGCCGATGCAGCCATTCCGTATCGTCGGGGATTTCCAGCGTGACGATAGCGGCGTCTGGCTTGAGCGCGGTAGCGTTTGGATCGACGGTGCCCGACACCTGTGCGTTAGCATACCGCGCGGCGTGTTCCTTGGTGTCGGTTACGAAAATACCGGGGAAGTGGATTTTGTTTGTGCTGATAGCTTGCGCGAGTTTGCGAGCGTTCCAAAAACTGCATCCGTGATAAGCGATCATCGTTCTCTCCTTTCGTCGTGCCGTATGTAACTATAAGAGATTATAGCGCAATCGCAACGATAAGTCAAGGGGTTTAGCCGCGAGTTTTAGCGCGAGTTTGTTACAAGTTTCTAATGATTCCAATTTTAACGAGGCGGTAACGTGGCAGGGGCTAACCAGTACACAGCCAAGCAATTCATAGATGCTATACCAGGCAGTGGCGGCATTATCACGACCATTGCTAAACGCGTGGGCTGTGACTGGCACACCGCCAAGAAGTACGTCACCGAGTTCGCTACTGTGCGGCAGGCGTATGATGACGAGTGCAACCACGGCGGTGACGCGCTGGAAGCGAAAGCAATGGAGATTGCCATGCAAGGCGACGGGCCGATGCTGCGGTTTCTGTTAAGCACCAAATGGAAAGACAGGGGCTACACGGAGCGGCAAGAGGTGACGGGCAAGGACGGCGAAACGCTCAAGATCAGATTGACATGGGGAGACGAACTTGCAGCAGATGGAGATAACGCTCCCTCCGCTGCATCCCGGCCAGCAGGAAGTACGGAATGACCTTTCCCGTTACAAGGTGTTGGCCTGTGGCAGACGTTGGGGCAAGACGAAGCTAGGCTCGCTATTGTGCGTGGCCTGTGCGCTGCGTGGCGGGCGGGCGTGGTGGGTGGCTCCAAGCTACAAGATGGCCGCCGTTGGGTGGCGGGGCATTTACCAATTGGCGCAACAGATACCGGGTGCAGAGATCAAGCGCGGGGATAGCATCGTCAACTTTCCCGGCGGCGGGTCGGTGCAAGTGCGTTCGGCGGATGACCCGCAGAGCCTGCGTGGCGAGGGGCTGAACTTTGTCGTGTTGGATGAATGCGCTTTTATGCGAGAGGCAGCCTGGACAGAGGCACTGCGTCCGGCGCTATCCGATAGACAGGGCGGGGCGATGTTCATCTCGACGCCCAAGGGCCGCAACTGGTTCTGGCGGCTGTACCAACGAGGGCAGGACGCGCAAGAGAGCGAGTGGGCAAGTTGGCAGCGTCCGACTATCGAGAACCCGTACATTGTGGCGTCGGAAATCGAGCAGGCGCGGCGGGATTTGCCAGAGCGCATCTACCAACAGGAGCATCTTGCGATGTTCCTCGACGACGCAGGCGGGGTGTTCCGGCGCGTGATGGAAGCGGCCACCGCCACAGAGCAAGCGCCGCAACCAGGGCACGAATACGTGTTCGGCGTCGACTGGGGCAAGCAGAACGATTTCACCGTTATTCAGGTGTTCGACATTACAGAACGGCGACAGGTGTACATGGATCGGTTCAACCAGATCGACTATCGCGTACAACGTCAGAGGCTGGGGGTGCTATACGAACGCTACCAGCCGCGTGTGGTCGTGGCGGAAACCAACAGTATGGGCGAGCCGATTATCGAGCAACTATGGGCCGATGGGCTGCCCGTGCAAGGATTCACGACCACCAACGCGACCAAGGCGCAGATCATCGACGCGCTGGCCCTGGCATTCGAGCGGGGCGAGATTACGATTCTGAATGACCCGACCCTCGTGGGCGAGCTGCAAGCCTACGAGATGCAACGGCTCCCGTCTGGCATGGCCCGCTACAGCGCACCCGAAGGGATGCATGATGACACCGTGATGGCCCTGGCCCTGGCCTGGCACGCCGTAGGCAGATCACCAAGCGAGGCCGAACTACTCGACGCCGTGCGGGCGTTCCGATAAAGGCGGTTTGTAGGTTGAACATTTGGCAAGCAATCAAAACCGCATTCGACTTGTGGCGGACTGACGGTGTGCAGGCGCTCAAGCTGGACTATGACGCCGTGAACACGCGCGGCCACACCGAGTTCGGCTACACGCCGCCCAACCTACAGACCCGCAGCAACCAGGAAAGCGTCTACACCTGGGCGCCGTGGGTCTTTGCGGCGGTCAAGCGCATCGCGGCCACGGCTGCCTCGACGCAGTTCTCGGTCAAAAAGCGCGCGGGCGACAAGCTCATGGACATCGAAAACCACCCGTTCGAGCTGCTACTGCAAACGCCCAACCCGACCGATTCACAATACGAGTTTCTCGAAAGTACGTTCGGCTTTGCGGGTCTGACGGGTGAGTGCTATTGGTGGCTAAACCGCGCCCGGCCCGAAGCGCCGCCTGACGAAATCTTTATCATTCCGCCGCGCGAAATCCGGCCCCATCCCGACGGGCGGCTGTCCATCGACGGCTACGAGTACATCCCCGACAACCACATCGAGCCGATGTATTTGCCCACATGGCAGGTGATGCACGTCAAAGGGTTTAACCCGCGCGACCGCTTTGTGGGCCTGTCTCCGGTGGAACCCGCCTCGGTGACGATCCTGACAGACAAGCACCAACGCGAGTGGAACCACAACAATTTCGGCAAGCACAACGCTAAAGTGCCCGGCATTATCGCCTTCCCTGACCCGATACCCGACGCGCTATGGGAAAAAATGAAAGCCGAGTTCTATCGCGACACGGGCGGAACTGCGCGGCAGGTGATGCTGATGCGCAATACGGGCATGAACGCGCCCAAGTGGATCCCGACCCATATGAACCAACAGGAAATGCAATACCTGGAATCGCGCCAGTTCAACAAAGAGGAGATTTTCGACCTGTTCGCGCCGGGGCTGGCCTCCATGACAGCCATCAATGCCACCGAAGCCAACGCCAGGACGGGCAAGGCGACGTTCATCGACCTGGTGGTGTGGCCGCTGATGCAAGCCATTCAGCAAAAGATCACGCACGACATCTTGCCAGCCTATGGCCCCAACCTGGTGGGCGAGTTTGACGACATTCGCATCACCGACCGGGCGCTGAAATTGCGGGAGCAAGAGGTATTTGCCCTGACCCACACTGTCAACGAGGTGCGCGAAAAGTTCTACGGCGACGACCCGCTGACGGACCCGCGCGGGCAACTGCTCCCGGCGCAGATCGCGGCGGGCGTGCTGCTGCCCGTCCAGCAGGCTCAACCGCAGACGGCGACGCAAGCGGAGCAAGAGCGGCCCGACGCCAACCCGCCGGGTGAGGACAACCTGAGCGTGCCCGTGCCCGAGGCCACCAAGCGCGCGCAGCCGACAGAGATAGACGCCGAGGCCGTGGGCGAGGATTTGCGCCGCTGGCGACGCAAGGCCAAGCGCAACCCCGGCGCGGACTTTGACAGCGAGCACATCCCGCCGTGGATGCACGCGGCCATCAAGGCCCGGCTGGACACGGACCCCGAACGCGCCTTTGACCCGTTTGCGCAACTCACCGGCGTCAAGGCGGGCGACCTGTACGTCGAGTTGGGCGACGCGATTATGGAGCTATTTCGCCGGGAGGTGATCAGCAAGCTGAGCGAACTGATGGACGGCGGCGACGTGGCAACCATCGCGCAGATGTATCCCAAAATCCGCGAGCTGGTCACTGAATACAGCATCGAAGCCATTGCCAGCGCCCTGATCGAGCAAGCCGTACAACTGAACATGCAACTCGACTATGCCACCGCGCGCCCGTTCGTGGAGAGCTGGGCCAGGCAGAACGCGGGCACGATGATAACCCAAATATCGCAGACGGACATTCAGACCGTACGCGATACCGTGGCGCGGATGGCGTCTAACCAGATTACCCGTGAGGAAGGGCAATCCATTCTCGAATCACTATTCGGCCCGCGCCGCGCCAAGGTGATCGCCGACACGGAGCTAACCACCGCGTTCCAACGCGCCAGCGACATGCTGCAAGAGGAAGCGCAAGAGGCGGGCATGGACACGGAAGAGATATGGTACACGGCGGAAGATGAAAAAGTCTGTCCCGTGTGCGGTCCGCTCGATCAGCAGCCCGAATCTATCTGGCGCAACACGCAGCCCGGCGGCCCGCCCGCACACATCGGCTGTCGGTGTAGGACGCGAGTAACGCAGAAGGCAGGCAACAATGCACACTGAGAGCTTGGAGCGTATGCGCCGCGAGCTACGCCGCACGCCCGGCCAGAACGTGCTGGACGTTGGGGCATATGATGTCAACGGCTCCTATCGGCCCATCTGCGAGGCGTTGGGCAAAAGCTACACGGGGCTGGACATCGTGCCCGGCCCGAACGTGGACATTGTGGCCGCTGACCCGTACCGCTACCAGATACCCGACGGCTCGTTTGACATCGTAATCAGCGGGCAGGCAATGGAGCACGTCGAGCAGCCGTGGCGCTGGGTGCCAGAGTTGGCGCGGGTACTCAAGCCCGGCGGGACGCTCATTATCATCACGCACCATAACTACCCCGAACACCGCTACCCGGTGGACTGCTGGCGGATACTGCCCGACGGGATGCGTGTCCTGTTCGATATAGCAGGCGTGCTATGTGACTACCAGATCGAGATGTTCAACGCGCACGACATTATCGGGAGAGCGACACGATGCCCGTCCGCATAGAAGGCGCAGAGCAACTAGACAACCTGTTCGACGCGGCGCAACTGGCGGCGTCCATCCAGCGCGTGCTCGGGCGCGTGGGCCAGCACGTCAAGGTCAAGATGGCCGTCTACCCGCCGCAGGGCGAGTGGAAGACGCCGAAGCAGTTTCCCGGCCGCTGGTATCAACGCGGCTTTGGTCCACGTTGGGCGCGCAAGGATGGCTCTATCGGCGGCGCGAATACATCGGAGAACCTACAGCACCAGTGGAAGGTGCAGCTCGCGCCGCGCACGGTGACGATAGAAAACGAAGTCAGCTATGCCGCCTACGTGCAAGACGCCGACGAGCAAGCCGATTTCCACAAGGCGCACGGCTGGCAGACCGACCAGGATGTGATCGACGAATTAGAGCGCAACCGCTACGTCGAACACACGATAGGGCGCGAAATACAAGGATTATTCGAGTAATTATTCCCTGTGACAATGAGCGTTGTCATAGGGAAAACGGAGACAACCATGGACGAACAAGAGCATACCCCGCAGGCAGAGGAGCAGCCCGAAGTGCAGCCCGTCGCCGTCAAAGGCGATTTCGAGCTGGATGTGCTGGGTCATCCGTTCGGCGGGCCGTTCGAGGGCAAGGATAAGCAG